CGCGGGCCGCGCGCCGCCGGCGGCCGGGCCGGGGCGGATGACCCGATAGGGCCGGGCCCCGGCCGGGAGCTCGGAGCGCGACGCCGGGAGCTCGGAGCGCGACGCCGGAAGCCGCCGGCCGAGGGCTCGGAGCGCGACGCCGGAAGCCGCCGGCCGCGCATGAAAAACCCCCGCCGGAGCGCTCCGGCGGGGGTGCGGGCCGCGCTGGCGGCGGCCGGGGTTACAGGGCGTCGGCGGCGCGCCGCAGCGCGTCGGCGACGGCGGCGTCGACCGCGTCGGCGACAGCGTGGTCGACGGCGGCGTCGACCGCGTCGGCGACGGCGGCGTCGACCGCGTCTGAAACTGCGTCGGCGACCGCGCGGTCGACCGCGTCGGCGATCGCGTCGGCGATCGCGTTGGCGAGGGCCTGACGGCCGCCGGGCACGGGGGTCGCGCGGGCGAGCTCACGGCGGGCCACATCGAGCTCGCGCCGCACGCGGTCGAGCTCCTCGGTCACTAACGCCAGCTTGTCGTCCGGGTCGATACGCTCGATGGGGGCGGGGGGAATAAAAGCGTCGTTCATTTCAGGACTCCTTGTTCGGCGGCAGAAGCGCCGCGCCCGATTTATCGCATAGGGGCGGCTCTCGGCGCAACGATAAATGCGGCGGCCGGGGCCGGCAAAAAAACCCCCGCCGGATTGCTCCGACGGGGGTGCGGGCCGCCGCTGGCGGCCGGGGTTACAGGGCGTCGGCGACGACAGCGGCGTCGGCGAGCGCGCGGTCAACTGCGGCGTAGACCGCGTCGGCGACGACAGCGTCGACCGCGACGGCCAGCGCGAGTTCGTTCCCGTGCTGGCGCGCGCGGTCGACTGAGGCGTAGACGGCGGCGTAGACCGCGTCGGCGGCGCGCGCGGCGAGCGCGGCGGCGAGTGCGGCTTCAATCGCAGCGGCGACGGCGACGCGGTCGTCGCCGGGCTCGGGGGTCGCGGGGGCGGTGGGAATAAAAGCGTTCATGTTTCTGACTCCTTGTTTCGCGGCGGGATATGCCGCGCCCGATTTATCGCATAAGGGCGGCCCGCATCGCAACGATAAATGCGGCGGGCTCTAGGATCGCGCACGGCGGCCGCTGGTCCGGGGGCCGGGGGCCGGGGACGGCGGGCCGCGTTCCGCGCGCCACGGCGCAACGTCGAGGCGTGGCGGTAGGTTCTAGCGGCTGGCGGGCGGCGGGCCGCGCCCTGATTCACTGTTTCGGCGCAAACGAAAACGGCCCGCGCGAGGCGGGCCGTTCACGTCGCAAGGCTGCGAGCGGCTACGCGGCAAGCAGCTCCAGCGCACGCTTATGCGCTTTCGCCTTCAAGCGACCGCCGGTGCCATCGCCGAATAAATTGCTGGCGATACCCTGCGCCGCGCCGTGACGCTTCGCCGGCCGCTGGTCGGCGAGCCAAGTCACGGTATTAAAAGCGCCCCAAAGGGTGCCGCGCGCCGACTCCATGTCGTGGCCGGGATTAACGGCCGCCGCCGGGTCGTTCGCCACGTCGGCCGGCAGGGCAACGGCCGCGCCGCGTGCGATGGCGTCGAGCCTGTCGGCGACATAAAGCGCCACGTCGGCAGCGTCGGCCTTGCCAACCGGTTGGAATTCTTGGCCACGGTGAAACGCCATGGCGCGGCGAACCCCAACGGACCAGCGCACGCGGCCGTCGGCTTCGGCAGCCTCTTTCCCGCCGATAACGTGGCGGAAATATTCGAGCGCTTCGGCGTCGGTCATAGCGCGGGACGCCATGAGCCGCGCTGTCTCGGCGAAAGCGCCGAAACGCTCTGCGTTCAAGCCAAGGGCGGTTTCCACTGCCTCCGGCGCGAACAACACGCGGTGATCGTGGCGCACAATGTCTGCGCCGGTTTCGGCCAGCGCGGCGGTTAGCGTGTTGTTGCAAACAACCCTTGTATTAACGCTGGCGAAAATATTGGCGTCGCGCCCGGTATGAGCGAGGGAAAACAACGGCCGCGACGTGATGCGGTCGTCGCCCGGCAGGACGGCGTCGGCGTCGGCCTGCATCTGTACCCATATTTTAGAGCCGCCGAACAACGCGCCGGCCGTCACGATATCGAACCCGTGACGGCGGCGGATATCGTCCGCCAGTTCGAGCGCGGCGATATTCTGCACCGGCTGCCACTGGCCGGCGATGTAAGGGCCGACGACGGCGCCGGTATCGGCGCGGTAAATGTGGAAGGAGTCGGCAATCGGCGTGCCGTCCGCCTTGTAATTAGGACTTAGTTCGACCGTGTAATTCAGGCCTGCGGCCTCGGCCCAAACATCGACCCCAGCGCCGGGCGATACCACTTGCGGCATAGTCTCGGCGGCGTGCCAAGGCACGGCATCGCCCATGCGATAGGCCATTGCGACGCGGCCGTCGGCCGAGAAATCTAGTTCATGCGCCATTTTTCGACTCCTTGTTGGCATGCGGCGGAAGTGCCGCAAGGGATTTCTCGCATAGACAGCGAGCCGCCGCAAGCGCTTATTTTGGCGCAAAATAAAACGGCCGGCGCAACGGCCGGCCGTTCAATTCGCGGTGACGTGTGGCGCTAGCGGCCGCCGATATCGCCAGCGACATGGTGGCGCAATCGCGCGCCACGGCGCAAGCCGGCAGCGAAACGAGTCACGCGCTCGGCGTCGGATTCTTCGCCGCGCTCTGAGCCGGCCAGTCTGCGCCAGTGCAAGGCGCAATTACCGCAGGCGGCATAGCAACCGCCGGGGTCGGCCGGATCGCCGGCGCGGCGCTTATCCGGGCCATGCGCGGTGAACACGACAACGAAAGAGCGCGCGGCGCGAGCGCAAAGCGGGCCGCGTTTATCGTCGCCACATGTGCCGCAATCAATGCCGGTATATTCCGCCGGGCACCGAACGAAACGGACTCCGTCATGCTCAAACGAGCGGCCGTTGTTGCTCGCATCATCCCAAAATTTAGACGGCAGAACAGTGACGGTCGGCGTGCCGCGCTTAAACCATGCGACGGCGTCGGCGATAGTGTCGGCGCTGAAATTGAAAACAGTTCGGCCGGCGCGGTTTTTGTGCCGCCACAAGGTCGGCACAAAATGCGAATACAGCCAGCTAAACCCGCCGCGCGGAACGGCCGCGCCGACGGCTGACTCATATTCGCGGTCTATTTCATGCGTGCCTGTGGGGCGCGGTTTCAGCGCGCAAGAGTCCGGACAGGTGCCGAACATATCGCCCGGCGCGGCTCGGTAGGTTACGGCGCAACCGCGCGTCTTATCGGCGCGGCTCGTTTCGACGGATAGTAACATGATAGACTCCTTGTTGTGGGACTTGTCTTATACGCCCGGCGCGCTATTGGCACAACAAAAAAAGCACCGCACAACGGCGGCGCTCTTATTTCGCGGCGTGGCATGCTTCTATTCGGGCGAATCAACCCAACCGGTCAACGTGCGGCCGAATAAATCGAATTCGCGCAGGACAGGCGTCGGAGGCTTATCCCATGACGTGCCGGAATAGTGCGCGGCCAGTATTTTCTTCGCATCGCGAAGGGTGCGCGTCGAACCTATGATAGCGCCGCATCGGGCAGACTCGATGCTATCGTAGACCGGATATTTCATAACATTCTATCTCCCTCGTCGCGCGACCATGTGAAAGTCACGGGATCGGTCGTCTCTTCCACGGCATAGCCTGTCGGCGCGGTCCATCGCATGAAACGGTCGGCCGCGCTGGCGGCCGCCTCTTCACGCGTCGCGAAGACCTGACCGTTCTTGGCGCGCTCGGCACCGGGCAGGATAAAAATCGGTCGATAGTTCATGGCCGGACTCCTTGTTTGTGGTTAACGCGAAAACCATACGGGGTTTGTCGCATAGGGTGCAAGAAAAAAAATCACCGCCGGCGACGGCGACGGCGCTGCATATGCTGCGACCGGCGGGAAAGCTCCTCATAATCAGAACCATACAGAAAGCGGCCTAATAGACTAAACAGAAATAGCATTTCAAGACTCCTCGGTTGGGGTTGGGTCGCCGACCCTATCGGTCGGCAGGGGAAACATCAAGGCGAAAAAATCGCCCCACTGCACGGGCTCGGGGCTCGACAGTACAGGGGCGGTCGCGGTCAGGCCGTCCATCCTAAGCTCGACGGCCTGCGCCGCGCGAAACAACGAAACGACCGGAACGTCGGTCGCCTTCTTCTGCTGACGCACCAGAATCCAGCACGATGCGTGAGCGTGGGTTGTCAGGAACGATACCTGATGCGGCCGCAGTTCGACGGCGTTTGAATTCGTGTGCTTTAGCTCGATCATATGAAAGCGGCCTAGCTCGTCGCAAACGAGAACGTCCGGCACGCCGGGCATCGCCCACGTCTCAAGCCTCGTCGCCGTCAGCTTCCTGTTCGAGCGCTTCATCGCGTCCCGCAGGACCCGCCAGAATCCGCTCTCGCGCTTTTGAGCGGTTCGAGGCATTTGGTTCGGACTCTGGGGTAACATCGATGGTGATCGGGGCATAGCTCTGCTTTAGCTCCTCAAGCGCCTTCAGCACCTCTTCCTTCGACATACTGTCGATGCTGCCGTGGCGGATTTCCGATTTGCTGACGTAGATATTGCCTTGGGCCTGCCCACGCCGGTATTCGGCTTGCACCGCCGCGCTATAAGCGCCGTTCTGCAACGCCATATCACGGATCGTTTGCAGGTCCCGTAGGTGCCGCTGGTACGAAACGCCATATTTCTCGTCAAGCTCTGCCCGGTACTCACGGATCGCCCGGCATACATGCGGCGAGATGTGGGGGTTGGTCAATTCATATGCTCGGGTATGAGCCGCGCCCGGACTGTATCCGGCGTTGATAGCCGCCTCGCGCATCGTGATCTGGCCGTCCTTGGAAACGAGCTCTTTGACGAAGAGTTCCTGCTTCCGGCTCAGGGGGCGGTCGATAAGCTCTCGGCTCTTGGCCTTGTGGGGTCTGTTTTTCATGGGAGTCCTACAGGCAGTTAATTGGCGTACATCCTATACCATGTTTTCGCCCGGCGTACAGCCCTTTCCCTTCTTTTCCACGGAAAGTAACGCAAACCAGCCTGTGGATAAAAATTGTGTTACCGACTTATGTTACTAAATCTATTATATAGATCATACACTTAACGAAAAAGTAACGCGGTAACACCGGTACCAGGCCATTTTAGAAAAAAAAAAAAAAATAATTTCTGGGCTATA